ACGCTGGCCATATTCTACGTCTGTTGGACAAGTGGGTTGCACCCAGAGATGCAGACGTTGTGCGCGAGCCACAACAACAACTTCCTCCGTGGTGTATACGATGAGTGTCTGCGAATCTTCGACCCGAATGGGGAGTATCGGTGGGCGGATGTGTTTCAAAACATCCACGTTGTCGGCACGAATGCGAAAGACATGAGGATTGATCTTGGTCGACGGAAGAGGTTCGAGACGGTGCAGCTTACCTCGCTTGGAAGCGGGAATGCGGGTAAGGTGAGAGCAACGAACCTGTTGTACTGCGACGACTTGTGCCAAGGCATCGAGCAGGCAATGTCTGCTGACCAAATGGAGAAATTGTGGCAGAAGTACACCGTAGACCTCCGTCAGAGAAAGCAAGGAAACCGTGTCAAGGAACTTCACATACAGACGCGGTGGAGCATCATCGATGTTGTCGGCAAGCTGCAAGACCTCTACGAGCATGATGAGCGGTCGAAGTTCATCAACCTCCCAGCCATAGACGAGAACGGGAACAGCAACTTTGACTACCCGTATGGAGTCGGGTTCACGACGGCGATGTACCGCGACATTGAAGCCTCATACGACGATGCGTCGTGGAGGGCGCTCTACATGGGCGAGCCGATAGAGCGCGAAGGGCAACTTTACTCGCCCGAAGAACTTCGACGGTACTACTCTCTGCCCGACCGCGAGCCAGATGCCATCATTGCCGTCTGCGATACAAAGGAGCAAGGCGACGACTTCTGCGCGATGCCGATTGCGTACAAGTACGGCGAGGACTACTATATTGATAAATGGATATGCGACAACGGCAAGCCAGATGTTATCGAGGAGCGCATCGTGAACATCATCACTGAACTCGACGTGTCCACTGTCCGTTTCGAGTCGAACCGTGGCGGCACACTCTTTGCAGACAACGTGCAGAAAGGTCTGCTTGCGAAGGGGAGTCACTGCCATGTGACGACGAAGTGGAATCAGACGAACAAAGAGACACGAATTCTCGTGGCCTCCTCTTGGGTTAAATCACATTGTTTGTTCAAGGCAGAGAGCGAATATGATGGGCGCGGTGAAGGAGCAAAGGTAGATAAGGAGTATCGCACTGCAATGCACCTTATCACCGGGTATACCATGTCGGGCAAGAACAAACACGATGATACCGTGGACGCTCTCGCCGACCTCGAAAACTTTGCAAAGCATTTAGGTGGAAATATTATTCGTGTAAAAAAGAGGTTGTTCTAATGAGTACATATATGCATGGTGAAAGTCATACTCGTCTGCATAACACTTGGATGGGAATGATCAAGCGTTGCAAGTCTCATCCAAGATATGCTGGAAGAGGTATCAAAGTATGTGATGAATGGCAAAACTATATTACGTTTGCGGAATGGGCGCGGTCGCATGGATATGCAGACGATTTGACAATCGAACGAATCGATGTAAACGGAGACTATTGCCCAGAAAATTGCTCTTGGATTCCGCTGAACGCTCAAGCCAGGAATAGGCGGACGACAAGGTGGGTGGAATATCGTGGAGAAAAGATGTCATTGGCTGAAGCTTGTGAACGTGCGGGTCTGCCGTACAAACAGGTATTTGAGAGAATACAAAAGCGTGGATGGAGTGTTGAACGTGCGCTGAACACACCGATAGCAAAAGTCGAGAAGTCTGAGTTGCACAAAAGGTGCGATGCGCTCGGGTTGGATTATCACATGGTCTACCAAAGAATCCGACAAGGATGGAGTGAGAAAGATGCTATGACTATTAAATCTCTTGGGAACGGAGCGAATCAATCTTCCTATGTCCGAAATTTCACAGTGATAGCAAAAAGTGATTAAAATTGCGCCATGTATTATCCCAATAAATAATAGTCTAATCTTAAATTAAGAATTTATAAACCATAAAAGGTTCGATAAACTGTATAAATGTACAGAATATCGAAACTTTTATGGTTTATTTATTTTCCTCTGTGTTTTACAATAGAATACAGGAAAAAGGCTGATAAATTCCATGTCCTTTCTTTGTCTCTCTCAGACAAATTTCCATTTTGGGTTCTCGCCGAGGGTCTTTTTTATCGGAACTTCTTTCTCACCTCGCCCAGCCTTACTCCTCCTGGGGTTTCCACGTCACGGACAATGCGTCGCGGGATGCGTTGACGTTGAAAACAATTGTCGCGGGTGAAAATCCCGCCCTCCTTTCCATATATGGGTGCGTTTGACAGAGGGTGTATGGCCACGCTCTCTGCGAAGGGTGGTAACCTTCCGTACCCTCCTTTCCTACTGGATTGGTGTAAAGGTAGCACGACGGGCTTTGAACTCGTAGGAAGTGGGTCAGTACCATTATTCAGTGCCATTTGTATGTAGCCACGAGGTGAAACATGATTGATATACGAAATTATCCAGGAGTCCTTGACAGGCTGAACTACATCCTCAACGGTGGAGAAGAGGCTGAACTGAAGGTCGAGGACGACAACACTGTCCGCGTGGCAAGGCATACGAGAGTATACATGGGCAGATTCGACGCTGATAGCGACGAACCCGTAAAGTCGAGGATGCCCGCACGACAGGGGTGACGAAATGTCCGATGTAAACAGCACAAACAGCAACGCAGTGGAGAACAGCGCGAAGGACGGAATGTCGTCGCGTCGGTTGTTCGGGCGACGGATGATCGTCACGAACGCTCCGAGAATCACACGGGAGAATGTGGTCGCGGAGGTTGTGCAGAAAGCGCACATCACTCATTTGCTCAACAAAGGCGAGATTGAGTACCTTTGGAAATACTACAAAGGTGACCAACCGATTCTGTATCGGGAGAAGGAAATCCGTTCTGATATCAACTACCATGTGGTAGAAAACCGCGCACAGGAGATCGTCGCATTCAAGACGGGATATCTGTGCGGTTCGCCGATTCAGTACGTTTCTCGCAATGCTGCCGACAACATCTCTGAGTCCGTGAAGCGGCTCAACGACATGATGCTTGCGGAGAGCAAGGCAACGAAAGACAAGGAACTGATTGAGTGGGACATGATATGTGGTACGGCATACAGACTTGTCCTCCCCGATGACGGCGAGCATGAGGATGAAGCGCCGTTTGAAATCTACACTCTCGACCCGCGCTTTGCGTATGTGATTTACAGTATTGGTCACACGCACAAGCCGCTTGCGGGTGTGTATGAGGTCTTCGACGAGACCAATCAGTTGCGTCGCTACACTGTGTACACAGAGGACACGGTGTATGAGATAGAGGAAGACAAGATAATCAGCGCGACACCTCACACATGGGGTCGCATCCCGATTATCGAATACCCAGCGAACCCCGCTCGTATGGGTGCATTTGAACCCGTCCTTCCGCTTCTCGATGCCATCAACGTTGTCAACAGTGACCGCATCAACGGTCTGTCGCAGTTCATTCAGAGCCTCATCGTGCTGACGAACGCTGAACTCCCGGAAGGGCAGACGGCGAACACTCTGCGCGAACAGGGACTCATCGAGTTGACCTCGACCACTGACAGCAAGGCCACGGTGGACATCATCTCTGAGAACCTTGACCAAACGAACACGCAGACGTTGAAACAGGATTTGTATCAAGCGGTTCTGAACATCGTCGGTATGCCGTCCCAGGCGAGCGGATATCAGAGCGACAGTTCCAATAACGGTGCTGTCATCCTCCGTAACGGATGGCAAGGCGCGGAGGCTCGTGCGAAGGATTCTGAACTGATGTTCAAGCAATCCGAGCAAGAGTTTCTGAAGATCGTACTCTTTCTATGCCGTGAACTTGGAGACTTGAATCTGAGCGTCGCAGATATCGAGGCGCATTTCACACGTAGGCAGTATGAGGACATCCTCACGAAGTCTCAAGTCCTCATTAATATGCTCTCCAACGACAAGATTGCTCCGAAGCTGGCCTTTGAAGCCTCTGGGTTGTTCATCGACTCAGAGGAAGCATACAGAGAGTCGAAGAAATACTACGACGATCTGAAAGCTGAAGAGGAGCGTAAGCAGAAGGAGAAGACCGAGGAGGAGATAGATGCCAACACGGACGATACTTCCGTTCGATTCGCTGAACGAACTCAGACTCAGAATAACAGAGAGTCAGAGGATAAGTGAGGATGGCAAGCGGACATACGAGGACGAAGATGAACTCTTCGACCTCTTCATGTTCCTCCTGGAAGAAGCGTACATCAACGGTACGCACGACGCTGCGGAGCAGATAAACGACCTACTTGGAGACCGAATCCTTGACGACACATACGATGTAGACCGCATCGATGAAGTCATCAATCTGCGGCTTAAGGACGGCAAGAACTGGCGCGACAGGCTCGCGGAACACCTTGCAAACGGGGCGGATGTTGAAACCATCATGCGTGTGGCGGAATCCGAATCGGAGCGAGATGCGAACACGGGGAGTCTCGATAAGGCGCGAGCGAGCGGATATCCTCTTATGAAGACGTGGAACACCATGCTCGATGACCGTGTGCGTGAGACGCACTCCTACCTTGAGGGCATCACGGTAGGACTCGACGACAGGTTTTACACGGACGATGGGGACTCCGCTGATGCTCCTGGCGGATTTGAAAATGCTGATAACAATGCCAACTGCCGTTGCTATTTGACATACGGTTTGGAATAAACGTCAGAGAAGACGAAAATCGCGAAAAGTCAGAAAAGACTCTAATCGTAAACAAAGGACGGAGATGTCCTCAAAAAGCGCAAAGGAGATTGATTATGGAAGACAAGACCAACCCCGAAGTCACCACGGAAACCGATGCTGACAAAGCTGTCAAGGCGGAAGAAACGGTTGACTATGCAGCGGAGATGAAGAAACTCCGTGAAGAAAATGAAAAGCTGAAAAAAGCACAAACCAATGCGTCCAAGGATGCGTCTGATTGGAAAGCAAAATATCGCGCCACACAGGATGAGGCAACGAGAGTTGCTGAAGAGCAGAAGGAAATCCTTGAGCAGATTAAGGCTGAGAACGAATCCCTCAAGAGAGCGCAGAATCTCGCGACTCACAAGGCGGGATGGTTGGGTCTTGGCTTCAGCAATGACCTTGCAGACAATGCGGCAGAAGCAAGCGTCAGTGGCGATTTCAATGCGCTGATGGACATCATGAAGAAATTCTTGGAAGTCCACGACAAAGACCTTAAAGCCGCAAGTATTCGTACTATGCCCGCTCCCGCGAGCGGAACGTCTCAGAGCATAACTAAAGAAGAGTTTGACTCTATGGGTTATCGTGAACGGGCGAAACTGTTTACCGAGAACCCAGAACTGTATAAGCAGTTGAATGGAAAATAAACTGATGCTCTGAGCAATAAATATTGCAAAGGAGATCGAATCATGGCAACTACCCTTAAATCTAATCTGATTATCCCCGAAGTGCTGGCCGACATGATCGACAAGAAACTTGTTGACCTCATGCGCTTCGCCCCTCTCGCAACCATCGACAACACTCTCGTAGGCAATCCTGGCGACACCGTGAAACTCCCGTCTTACGCATACATCGGTGATGCAGCTACCCTCGCTGAGAACACTGCACTTATTCCTGTTGCTCTGACCGCAACCTCTGTTCCCGTACCTATCCACAAGCTTGCAAAGGGTGTTGAAATCACCGACGAAGCAATGCTTTCTGCATACGGCGACCCCGTTGAAGAGATTGCCCGCCAGCTTGCTCTCTCCATCGCTTCTCAGATGGATAACGAGATGCTTGCTGTCCTCGCCGCCATCACTGGCACTATGAAGTACACCATCAGCGGCACTGCTCCCACACCCGCTGACATCTCCGCCGCTCTTGAAAAGTTCGGCGAAGACATCGACATGGCAGAGAAAGCGGTTGTGGTTTCTCCCGCTCTGTACACGGGTCTCCGCAACACCTCTGGCTGGCTCCCCGCATCCGAAATCGCTGCTGACCGCATCATCCGTGGTGCTGTAGGCGAAGCTTATGGATGCCAGGTCATCATCAGCAACAAACTGACCACCCCGAATGCCGCATACATCGTTATGCCGGGCGCTCTGCGCTACTTCCTCAAGCGCGACACTCAGATTGAACAGGATAGGGATATCCTCGTGTTCAAAAACATTTACACCGCTTCTAAGCACGGTGCTTGCTACCTCTACGATGCAAGCCGCGCCGTCAAGATCAGCGCATAATGGGGATGCTGTATCATCGTCATCTCATGGAAATGGAAGAGGCAAAAAAAGCCTCTTCCGCCACTGAGGTGAAAGAGGAAAAGGCTGAAGAGGAAGCCACTCAGCCGAAGAAACGTAGCAAGAAGACCGCAGATAAATAATCACACGAATCGAGGTGGGCATGATGAATTGTGCGGGAAAACTGAAGAGGCTGAAAACGCTGTTGGGTATCGAAGCGTCTGATACCTCGCGTGACGAACAGTTGACAGCTTACCTCGATACGGCGCGTGAGGAGATTATCAATTGGCGCTATGTCAACTATGCCGATGTTCCGCCCGATGCGGAAGTTCCACTGAAATACGGCATCGTCCATGTGGACGCTGTGGTGGCGGGATATAACCTACAGGGCGGCGAGAATGAGTTAAAGCACGTTGAGAACGGCATTACTCGCGAGTTCAACTACGCGAGCATGATTGACTACATTCACGCTCATGTGAAGCAGTTGGTGAAGACATGAGAGAGTTGGAGCGAAACAAACAGCGCATCTACTACGCTCTGTATACGGGCATGGAAGACGCTGTTGATTCAGACGGATATAAGACGGGGGAGAAGACGAAATCGTACTCTGACCCCGTTTCCATCCGCATTAATGTGTCTCCCGCGAGAGGCAATGCGGAGCGGGAAGTCTTCGGCATCGAGTTGGCATACAGCCGCACGATGACGACCGACAAGCTTGATTGTCCTATCGATGTTGACACTATCCTGTGGATAGGGCGCGAC